AACCCATCCAGTATTTGCGTTAGCCGAACCAAATACAGCAACCGTGTAAGCGCCAGGCACTTCTGCCCAAACATCCATGTCTGTTGCACGAGTCCAAGCGCTCGATGCCGCAACATAAATGCCGTTTTGCGAGGCAGTAGTTTGATTTTTTACCAATACTCGGTCGCCAACTTGCACCGAATAAGTGTCAATGGTTTGCAAGCCAGACAGCGTGATGTTCGCAGTCGTAGCGCATTTGACCGCTTGTTTAGGGTTTAAGCCTTGGGCGATAGCGTCAACGTAGGCTTTATTGACAATATCTGTATTACCGCTTGGAGATGTGGTAATTTGCCCTGTTGTTGTCTGAATATTGGTAAAAACCCCAGTAGACGGGGTAGTAGCGCCNATTGTCGTGCTGTCAATCGTGCTGTTGGTNATCTGCAANCCCGATTGTTGCGGGTTAACAGTAGCGTAAAAGGGCTGACCCTGCCCGATAAACGTATTGAATGAGTTNTCAAGATTGAATAACGCCTGTACAGGCAAGATATTNTGGTCGTTTACTTTTGCGGGGTCAGCCATTTAAGCCTCTTAGGATTGATCTGCCACAGGAGTGACGTACAGCAAACCAGCAGTAGCCGAATTACTGAGCGCAGTCATGTAAAAGGGCGCTTGCGGGGTTGCCAAGATCAAAGGTGAAGTCATGCCAGCAGGCAATACGTAGTCTCCATTCGTTCCGTCTGAGGGGAACGTAGGAGCACCAACGCTCGAAGTTGTACCAAACTTCACCGCAATAGGAGCAGCGCCCGTATTGAGGAAGGAAGCAAAGTTCACTTGGTCGTTAGTGTAGTTACCAACGATCTGGACAGCAGAGTGTGCAGTGTTGGTCACAGATAACGCAACGGTTTGACCCGAATTGCGTTGTACGGTTGAGCCAGCCATGATTAGACAGCAGTCACAGGCGCAGGGCCTTCCAGACGGGTAATCTGGATGACGTATTGACCACTAGCAGGCACAAGAGAAGCGTTTGATGTCAAGTTGCCAAACTGGATTTGCAAAGTGTTAGCAGCAGTGCAATCAGCTTCAGCAATCACAACACCAGCGGTTTGTGTGCCAGACACACCTTGGACACACACCAAGTCGGTTGTCAACAAGCCAGGCACTGTGTAAGTCACAGCGGTGGTAGTGTTGGCAGCCAAAGTATTGGATGCGTTGTTAAGAGTGGGAGTGATGTAGAAAGTCTCATGGGCATTGCCACGAGTTACGGTCGTAGATGACATTTTGCGTCCTTTCAGAAAGACAAAGTGATTATACAAAAAACGCCCAATGAAGGGCGTTTCCTGATTGGTTTTTTTGCTATTTAAGCAGCAATCAAACCAAGAGCTTTCAATGCGGTAACGATGTCACCGATTGTGTAAGCTGTTGAGCCAGACGCACCTGGGAAGGTGGTGTTGGTGTACACAGCAGTAGTAGAACCAGCAGCAGTAGTGGTGGTGTTACCAGCGGAAGTGGGTTGAACCACAGCGGTAACGCCATAGAAAGACACTTTGCCACCGTTAGGGGCGATAGCCGTTCCGTCTGTGCTGTCACCATCAATCAGATAGTGAGGGCTGGTTGTAACGGCAGGGCCGTTGTTGGTGTAGGTGGTGGGGGTCAAAGCCATGATTATTTACTCCTTAATGAAGATTAGGCTGCAACACGGCAAGCGAGTTCAGGGTACAGAGGCGCCCAACCATACAACACATCCAAACGAGTAGGAATGCTATCGTTGTTGATGGTGTATTGGCGAACCACGCGCATGGACAAACCAATCTCTTTGTCAGAGGCGCGACCAGCGAAGTGGACGCCTTCTGGCAATTCAAGATCAGCCACAGCCAAAGTGAACGCATTGCGGTGCATGATGATGTTTTGTGGAGAAACGACACCAGTGCTGTTAAAAGGAGTCACAGCAGAAGCGCCAGCCGATGTGATGCTCACGTTCTGGAATTGACCAGCAGAGATCACAGCAGGAGACACGGTCACGCTGTTACCAGAGATAGCTTTCACCACGAAGTTACGCAGTTTGTTGCTACCGTAGGCTTGACGGTTTTGGGGGTTGACTGCATAGACGTTAGCGATAGTGAATGTGTCGCCAACGTTAGGAGTAAACGTACCCGATTTAGTCAAGGTCAACACCGAGCTAGAAGCCCAACCAGAGGTCAAGATACCAGTGTCGGTAGAAGTGTTAATGGTTGCAGTGCCGTTGTAGTTGCCAAAGGTTTGGCTAACAACGTTCTGATCCATTTTCCAGTTCATACCACCAGAATCACGACCCATCAGACCTTTACGGTACTGTTCGCCAATGGCTTCTTGAGGAACAAACAAACCTTTCAAGCTGTCCACGATGGTGGCAGATGTGAAAGGCTCAACGGTGCAAGAACGGCGACCATCACGAGGAGCACCTTCGCTGTCGAGGTAAGCGCCAGCAGTCAGATAAGTAATCAGACCAGTAGGAGGCGTACCAGCAGTACCAACGATGTTGGCGGTGTTCAACGCAGCCATAGACAAACCGTCACGGTCAATCTTGTTGGCAATAGCGGCGACAGCGGGTTTCAACACGCGGTCACTGAACATATCCAAGGACAAAGCCAAGTCTTGTGTGGTGAACTGTGTGTCAACGTGAAATTGTGTGCTCAAGGTAACAGGCACGCTTGTTTCGTTGAAATCTTCAACGTTCAAAGCAGGGCCAGTTGTCCCAATAAAGCGTCCAGGTCTCATTCTGTTACTTTCACCTTGCGGTTACTGACCAATTTTCATTGGCGGGGTTGATTCTTCGATCTACCCTCAGCGGCTTCTTTTGTTATACCGCTGTTCAGACTATCGCATCATCTTTCGATGCCCTCTCACTTAGTCGTTCACGCTGCTTTCGCTTGCGCCCTGTCGCCCACTTCTGGGCTTCCAAGTCAATCAGAGAAGGTTTTACGTCCGCATTCCTGTTCTTTTACGGACGTTGACTGTGTTGCCAATCTTGCCACCTCAATTACACAGTCAAGCAGAGGCAGGTGTTATACCACTGCAAATTGGTCATCATAGTTACGGTCAACTTCCGAGGTGAAAGTCAATTCGTTCTCCAAGACCATCAACGCTTCGTTGGTGATCTTGGAAATGGTTAGGAGTTGGTTACTCATTTCATTTCCTTTGAATTAAATATGAACAAAAAAGGGTCTGTCAGCGAATCCGACCTTGTTTTCGTGCTGCTTTCCACTGTGAGTAAGTTCCGTGGAATTGACCGTTTGAGTCAATAGCCACATCCGCTACTCCAGCCGCAGTGCGAATCGGTTGAATTGGCGCTGGCGCTTTACTTTTAACCACAGGCTTTACTTCTTCAGGCTTGGCTTCAAACCTTGCCTCCAGTTTCCCCAACTCTTTCATGGCGGCTTTTTCCGTCATACCAGCAATCTTNTTGGCGAGGTCTGAGTTCTCGGCTAAGTGATACAGGATTTTTGGGCCTACATCGCTTTCGAGAATCGCATCACGTACCGAGTCGCTTACAACTACGTCACTTGATGCCACCATATCGTCAAAATCAGGCAATTCTGCTTTGGCTTGCTGTACCTTTTGACCCCAAGTCTCATAAACTTTTTGTCGTTGAGCAGCAGCTTTTTCCTCAGCATCACGCCTATCNCGTTCCTGAAGCGCNTTTTCTGTCGAATACTCAGCAAGAGCCTTCGCATATTCAAACGCATCCTGAAACTGGCTAGGTTGCGGTTCTTCGTCAACAGGCGCGGCCTTTTGGGGCTGTGTTTGTCTCTCAAGAGCCGCTAGACGTTCTTCCAGAGCTTGCCTTTGCTCGCGTTCACGTTGCGCTTCTTTACGCGCTTCTTCACGCTGCTTGGTAATCTCTGAAAACCTCCGTTCNAGTTTCGGATTCTGTTTCCGTTCACCCTCTGGCTTGGCTTCCTCTTTCGCTTCCTCTGGCTCACTCCCACTAACTTCTTCCGACACTGGCTCTGTTGGAGTTTCCTCAACAACAGCCACAGGCTCGGAATTTGCTTGGGCTAAACCCAGTTTTTGTGCATAGAACTCAGCCGCATTTTCGCTAGTCAATACTTGACCTGCTTGGTTTTCGGACATACGTTTCCCAACGATTTAACCCTGTGTACCTCACAGGTAAGGTTTAGTAGCCATTATGCTACTGATTTT